TTTTCCTCGCTATCGCGGCGAGCCTTGTCCGCCTCCATGCTGTCCAAACGCGCATCTATGCGTTTGAAACTATCCATGATGGCATCGAGTTTTGCCTCCGCGTCCTTCCGCGCCTTATCGGCAACGGCCTTCTCATCTTCAGTCATGCCGATAAGCTCCTGTTTTGATAACGCATCTGTCCGAACGCCATCTGGCGGACGGCCCTGATCCCAAACGCCTGCACCACAAATGCAGACGTGATCCAAAAGAGATGGATTTCCCTCAATGAGGAATGTTTCGCCATTGAGTTCGACTGTTTTGTTGCCATCAGTAGTTTTGAATACAACGGCGGGTGACGTTGATAGTTGGTTATCACCCATGAGCCGAATTGCGTCAGCATCATACAACCGGCAAATTGCCCAAACCGCATCATCCCGGATAAACGGCAACATGACCGTTCCGACAACGCGATTTGTAAACTCATCGGAATTAAGCGATTGCGTTGCTTCCGGGTGTTCCCAGATGACCGGAAGGCCATTGCACCGCTGTAGGAACCGATCGTTTAAGTAGATACTCGGATCACGCCAGACGTATTCATCGTGCCCGCTGCGATAACTCAACCCGGTTCCAGTGATCCGGATTTCCCAGAGTGCCATTTGGCCTATCATCGTGGGAGATTGTGCCAGGCCATCTCGTATCTGTTCGGCGATATCGAGTTCAGTCATGGGGATTGCGCGTTCCAATTAGGTCCAGCGCGTCCACCCGCTTTGCCATTTTATCCGCAGCCGCCAGCAGTGCGTCCAGCGTATCGTGCGCTTCGCGTTCCGCCGCCGCGACTGCTTGCGCTTCGGGATGCCCGGCTGCGCGCATCTCGCGGATATTTTCGGAGATTGCGGCCTGCGACGAACCCTTAACGAGCGGCATCGGTCAACCCCATCTGCCATATATAGTCCCGCGCCGCGTCCAGCGCCTTCTGGCGCGCCGCATCGGCTTCCGCGACCTTCTTTGCCTCGATGGCGTTGTGAGCCGCCACGCGTGCGCACAAGGCTGCGATATAGGAGTTCTCAATCATGCCGCCATCCTCCGCTGCCGTTCAAGGCGACCGCGCTCGACCCATTCCTGACCTTTCCGCGTGAGCATCTGGTCCGGCAGTTGGCGGGGCGATGTGAAATACGTCAACCAACACCGACAAAACACCTCTTGGCCGGGGGCTGTAATCTCATCGGTGTAGCCGTCAACCGATTTAACCAAGCCGTCGCGGTGCGCCCATGAATCCCGGATCAGATAGATTTTCCCGACCCGCTCTAAATGGTCTTCGCGCGCATGGTATGAGGCATCGTGTTCGCCGTGTGAGTGCCACGTGCCAGCGATAGCGCCCGCATCCGTCGCCACGATTGCGTTGATATTCGCGATCAGTTTATGCGCTTGATCGATCTCAACGCGCCTACGTTCATATTTGAATTGCGCCACGCTCTTTCCGATTGCTGCCCGCGTTTCGCGCTTATCGATCGTTCCATCGCCACCTGGAGGGATTGATGTGGACCATCCGATAAGCCGCGCCAGTGTTTCCTCGACTGCATCCTTACGCCGCAGTTTGATCAGATCGGCAGCGGCCAAAACACGCCGGTCTAGTTCGGCACGGAGTTGTGGACGTATCATCTCGATGTTGAACGGTTTAACGTTCGGAACAAAATTGACAACGCGACCGTTATCAATCAGCCGACGGAATTGTGCGCCAAGCGAACGAGATAAAATCCCGTCAATATCAGCATCCGATCCGAGTTCGCGTTCGGCAGCGTTGCGAAGCAGAACAACCCAATCTTCAATTCGTTCACGGCTTGTGTATCCAGTCGCAGCCATGTCTGCGATGGCGCGGCTTAGCAATTGCTGAAAGTTTAGGCCGCGCGCCACCTCACCGTCGGGCAGAAAGATTGGACCTTGTGCCAATTAGGATTCACTCGAAAATGGCATCGGTTCGCGCTCTTTATCCTGTCCGACATCTGCTTGCGGAGGACTGTATGCAGCCAAAACGTCTTCATCGATAACAAGGGTTGACGAAAACAGTTCACGTCGCGAATTGATTTCATCCGCAGCCCACGCCACAACCGCCGCACGATTGACCGGGTCCATAATAGGAGACAGACTTTCAAGCAACGCCACAACGCACTTAAACCTCATTTCTTCCGCCTTCATCTTTTCGGAATCGGGTTCGGCAAGCAGGTTCGGCCATGTTGCGGTAAACGAGTTAGACCACTGATAGAACGCCGTTTCGTAAGGAATTTTTTTATATTCCGGATAATCACGCTGGATTGTTTTATAGAAATCCGGAGACCATGCGCGGCGCTGGACGATCTGATCCAGGAAAGAATAAATCGGGTTCATCTCAATCCGGACACGATCGATATATCGAGCGATCTGTTTCGCGTCTTCAGTCCCTTCGGCCATCCCGCCGATCATTTCTTCCTGTTCTAACAGTTTCGCGGGCATCTGGGCTGCCATTGCGATGTTTTTTAGCGCGTTGTTGCGCGCCATCGTAGCCGGGCCTTCAAGGTTTTGGAAATTGAGCGAAGCAATATCTTCGGTTTCGCCGATTGTCAGAACGTTGCCCGTCATACCGGCTTTAAGCTGTTGCCGTTTCCAACCGAAGAATTGCATAATCCGGTTGTTGATCGTGGACCCCGGCGCTTTTGCTTTCCATATCAGCAACGCAACCTTTTGCGTAACCCACTGATCCGTAATCATGGTTTGCAAAAACGTTTTCATCGGGTAAAGCGCCCGCTGATAAACGCTGCGACCGACAAAACCAAAGGCGGAGTTCGTAAAATCGATGTATATCGGATGCTCATTCATCACGATCACGGATCGTGACGGATGATAAATCTGGTTTCCAACCCTCAGCGCACGCGGTTTCTGGAAGTCTGGCGAATTTGGGTCTTGATCAAGAACGAGCGATCCGGCTGTGTTCAGCGGATCAAGCACATTGAAGTATAAGTCTGCACTGTAAATCTTGTCTAATGGGAGCGGCTTCGCCGGATCGCCACCACGATCGCCAACGACAAGTGACGAAATACCGTAAATGCGCGATGTTCGCATGGTATTGTGCGCCAGCGGATCAGCGCCGATTCCGCCAAGTGCTTTCCATTCTCCTTGGAATGCTGGAATAAGACGGCTTTCTGGACCACGCGGGATTGTAATTTCGCGCTGCTGGGATTGCGCCATGTTTATGGGCGCTTCGGCCATCTTCGCACCCAACGGATGCGAAACATATATTTCCTTTGCGAGCTGATAGCCCATATCCGATCCGGGAACGATGTCATCAGCAGAAAGTAGCGAAATCAGCGCCGAACCAAGTCTGGCTGTTAATCCTAGTTCTGTGTATCCAACGCCGCCTTCGACGGTATTCGCACCCTGAAATCCGGACATTAGTTTTTCTTACGCGTCTTCCGCTTTTTGGGCGGTTCGGGGGCGTCGGGGATCGAAGGCATTTTCACTTCGATGCGCGCAAATGTATATACATACAAAGCGATGCAAATAATGGATGCCAAGGCGATCATGCAAAGCCTTCCGAGTTTCCGAGGGAAATGGCAATTGCATACGTAAACGTATCCAAAGCATCGTCCTCCTGATCCTTAACGCCGATCTGAAACCTGAAAACTTGCATGAGAAAATGGTTTCCAGTTCGGCCCTTATAGGTTGTCACCTTATCGTAGGCGTATTGGGATATTTTTACTTCCTGAGCCGTCACATGGCCGGTAACGGATATCGCCCTTTCGTCTTTGCCCATCGCAGTCAGTTTGCTGTCAATGGGCGAAGCCGGCCAGCCTCTGCGATCCGCGTGCTGTAAGAGCACCATGCCAGATGCTTTGTCTTCAATGAATGCGCCGATCGATCCCATGCGCGCATGTGTTTGCTTCGCCAGATGTTCCAACCTTTCGAATACGGTCGGAAGCCATGTCTCCAGAAGCGCGCCCTCGATTTGGTCAACAGACCAGTCCAAACAAACCAGCGGATGTTTATTCCGTGGCGCGTAAGCCCAGAAGCTTGCTGCGGTGCCGTCGTGTTTTGCTCCGGTTTTAGTGGCCGTATCCACAACGGCAAATACCACTTCCGGCCGAACCGGATATTCCACCGGTTCGCCATCTACCAGAACGTTTGCAACATCAAAAAACGACGTTCCAGCAGGGCGGGGTTCTTGTTGATAAAGTGCGCCAAATTCACGTTCGCCAATCGTTGTGCGAATGTTTGCCAACGTCGCGGTGTTATATCGTTCCGGCCAAAGCGCTTCGTCTATTTTGCGGCCGATCAGATCATCGAGTGATGTTGCCAACGCAGGCAAATTAACGACAACCCATTGCTCGCCGCCATTTTCCATTGCGGTAAGCAATTTACCGGCAAGGTCTTCCTCGTGCCAGCGTGTCATGGTAAGCACTATCGCTCCCCCCGGCATCAACCGAGTGTAAGCGGTGGAGGCATACCAATCCCAAATGTTCTTCCGGACCGTTGCGCTTTCCGCTTCGATGCGATCTTTCACCGGATCATCGATCGATAGCACATCTGCCCCTCTGCCAGTGATTCCCTTACCGACAGATGTTG